CGTATCGCGCGGCTGGCCGTCCTTGTTGGAGACTGGGATGGTGTGTGCGCCCTTGCAGCCGGGGCACCAAAACGTCACGAAGTCGTACGCGTCGCACGTACCGTTTCTGAGGACTCTGGAGATCAGCGCCATTTATTCACCTTTGGTCGGTAGCGCCCGCCAAAGGTCGTGACGGGCAACTTACGGCGGTGCTTGGCCCCGTCGTTCTCGGAGCCCCGGCCACCCGGAGTGCTGTTTAAACCAGTCTTGAAGGAATTGTAGCGTGCGACCCAGTAGCGCTCCCGCGCGTACATCGCATCTCCAGGAGGGGTGTTCTCCAGGACTTCCCAGAGGAACGAATCAAAGCCCAACTCACGAAGGGCTTTGTGGAACTTCAGAGGAGAGCCGTTCTGCGCCGCGGCTGCGTGTTCAAACTTGCGCTGCGGAAGCGTTCTCTCCGTGCACCCGATGTAGACCTTCCCGGTTACTCGGTGCTTCGCGATGTAGATCAGCGGCATGTTTCCTCACCAACCATCTGGCCTCTGGCCTGGATGCGAACCAAAGAGAAAGCCGGCGACCTTCACGGCAACCGGCTTCGTCTTGGAGTAGGCCGTGGCTACCTGCCGCCGACAACTCCGGCCCCTAGCGCCGTGGTGAGCCAGTAGCAAAAGCCGATGCAGGCGAGGCCATTGAAGACCAGGAGGCCAAGCAAGACGGTGCCCGCCGCGGTGTTGTTTTCCTTGAGGACTTCGTCCAGCAAGACGCTGACCTTGAGGTTCGGCCAGAAGACCATCGATGCCTGCATCTGCATGCCGTAGATCGCGAAGATGAGCCCGCCCGTCTGGAAGATCGTGAGGGCCATCGGGAGATTCACGAACTCGTCGGCCGGCAGCGGGAGCCGGATCGAGAAGGCGAAGAGGCCGGCGAGGATCAGGAACCACGACATCGGGTCGAAGAGCGGGCGCAGGCGAGCGGCGGCTTTTGCAATCAATTTCATTTCTGTTCTCCTAGAACTTTCGAGAGTTGTGTATCCGTCCACTTGGACACTCGCTCCGTGAGGTTGTCTACGAAACGCGAGCCCGAGTATGCTAGTACAGCAATGAGCAGCATCTCAAGCATGTCGGGGATGCCGATGGATTCCATGAGGAAGAACGACATGCCCCCCGCGAACCACGCCATGACCATGTGCGACGCAACGTAGGTCAGGAGCTTCTTGGGGGTGGCGGACTTGAGGCGGTGGAGCAGGCTGGTGAGGCCGCCCATTGTGGAGAGAACCCAGACGATGATCCAGGCGGTGACGCTGATGCTGCTAAACGTCGCGTCCAACGTCACGGTTGTTGAGGCCAGTGCGACCGGGGGCCACATGACGAAGAGCAACGCCTTCAAAAGTCGGTAAGCCGAAGTCATGTTTCCTCCCTTCATTTCTCGGCTGGACGTAGCGCCATACGGTGTCCACAACGGCAACCCACATGGACGCTAATGCGATTACGCCGTTGACTGCCGCGGGCCAGACCCAAGACTCGTACTTCAGCATGACCCCCACTATAGCCATGTTCACGATGGCTTGCATCATGTAAAAGTTCACTCGGCCATCCATCAACAGAGTGAAGAGGCCGCCCCGCTTCAAAAAGTCGTTAGCGACGACATCGAGAAGGGCACCGCAAGCGAACGCGATGAGCAGGTAGTGCAGCCCTACGCCCCACGGGCCGGCTGCATTCGCGATGATCGCTCGCGCACTTGTCGGCTCGCATACCGCGGTAAGGGAGACGACGATGCTGAAGAGTGCGAGGGTAATTCGGTGCCCCACTTCGCGGGCACGATTTGGGTTGCCACTGTTCTCGTAAACGTACAGGCCAAACATGGGCACTTCCTTTGCCGCGCCTGCAATCTAGGCGCTCGCTGTGACTCTACTGATCAACCCCCTACCGGGCTGTCCAGTATTGTGTCACGCCCATGTGAGGCGGGGCCTCATTCGGACGTAATCCGGAGGCCCCGCGAGGGAGGGTGAGCAGTTGAAATTGATTTCAACTTTCGGCGGGCGGTTCGTCGTCCGGCAGAGGCGCATCCGGCCAGTGGATGGCAAGGACGGTTTCCTCGTCAGTCGCCGCCGTCATGCGCTGCCATAGCGCATCGGTTATGTCGATCAGCGACTGCGTACGATTGCTGATCGCTACGCCGATACCGAAGATGTCCGGGAGCGTCAGCGGGCGCATGACGTTGTCGGAGCACCGCCACACCTTCGTGGGGTTCAGGTCCGTGCTCGTCTGGAGCATCAGGATAGCGCCAAGCATCTTCACTTGGCTATCCATGTCCGCGTTCACCGCGTAGTCCTGGTACGGGATCGGCGCGTACATGAGACCGTCGCGGTGCGTCATGAGCTTGGCCCACTGGCGCGTCTTGAGGACTTCCACGGTTTCGTCCGTGGCGGAGTCGATGTAGCCGCCCGCGAAGTTCTCGTGGAGCAGCGCCCCCGCTTCGAGTTCATCGAGCAGTTCACCGGCCGCGTACGGGACCGGCGTCGATGTGAGGGGCGGCTTGCCGGCGATGAACGCATCGCGGTCGGCAAAGCTCTGGACGTTGACGACCAGATCGGGGAATCGCCCCTCCACCGATACGACACGATGGTAGGTGGCGGTCGCCCCGTTGGGCGTTGAAATTGATTTCAAAATCGGCATGCGATCTCACTTTCGTTGGGGGATGTAGCGGTCCGGGTTGCCCTCGGTGGTGCGGCGGTAATCTTCGCCGGACACGGAACCGAACTTTCCGCCGATGCTGGACTTCTGGATGGACTGGAAGCGGCTTTCGTGGGCGGGGGTGCCCGTGGCGCAAGCCGAGAGCATGGCGACGATGAACAGGGCGGCGATGGTGCGGATGCGTTGCATGGTGTTTCTCCTGGGCTGTGCTGGTGGGGCCGAAATTGGCCTGAACGTAGTTTGCGCTCCCGCGCCCATTTCGTGTAGCTCCACCTAGTCGTACGCCGCCGTGTCCAGAACATACAGGGTCTGCGCGGGTAGGGACCAGATTTCCGACAGGGCCGGTCCGTCAACATCGCGTGCGTTGGAGATGGTGGCGCGCTGTCGGCGTACCTGCCCTGATTCGAGCCCGTACAGGTACATGCGCTCTTGGGTTGCCTGCCCAGCGGAGCTAGATGGTCGGTGCCGTCCATGCGCAGGGCCGATGATCATTGGCGTAGTCACGCCGGATGCGAAAGAGACCAAGTCCCCGGTTAGGTACGTGCTCTGATCCGTGCGCAAGGGTAGCTCCAGAACCTCCTTGAGCATGAATGGCTTGAGGCCGAAATCCCAGGTTACCGCGCCCGCCGCGCTGTAGAGACGTAGGCCAAACGGGTCTCCTGACCCCGCCCATTGCGTGAACACGTAGACATCCGTCGTGAGGTGGGAGTCGAAACCAGAACTCGACATGACCGACGTGATTGGCGCAGGAGTTGTAGCGTCGATGCTGTAGAGGTCGAAGTACCACGTCGCGGAACCGGACGACGCCCGGCGTACACGCTCAAGAGACTGGAGCCTGCCAGCCACCAACTTGAAACCAGCGATGGGCAACAAGTCCGCACTTGCCAGCGTGATCTGGTACCGGCCCTTGTACCGTTCATTGCTGAGGTTGCTACCCACGGTGCCGTCCACGATGCCTACGTAGCTTGCTTTGCCGATGTAGTGCATGCCGAGGAGGTCGGAGTCCACAACCAGCTCGCCCGCGTTGTTTTCGATCTTTAGTCCGTATGCCATGTCAGTACACGAAAACGGCTATTCCGCCGTTCCCGCCTGGATAGTTGGTGGTTCGCGTCAGCGTTACTACCGGGTAGCCCGAGGAGTAGCTGACGGACACGGTGATGAGCCGGTCGTAGCGAATGTACCGGATGGAGCGCCCCGGGTACTGACTCAGGGTGAGGACCGTAGGTGTCCCCACCTCGACGGTCAGGAGGCCGGCGCAGACCCCCCCGACCGCCACACGACTGTCGTAAACCAGATTGCCCGAGGCGCTTCGGGTCTGTAGTCCGTAGTCCGCCATTACAGCAACCCCAGTCGAACGCGACGAACATTGCTGTCGTCGTACACGTCAATACGGTTGTTTGTGACCTCCACCCGGCCGGTGGATGTCACACCCCCGTTGATCGTGTTCGACAGAGCTACAACGCTGAGATTGCCGGCCTGCAAGACGCCGATGCGCGAGTAGTCAATCGCCGCAGCGGCAATGTACGTGCTGACGTTGACACTAGTGATCTGGTTGAGGTACGCCATCGCCCCTGGGTTGAGATGCCCAAGGTTGAAACTGCCCCCGCCAGCGTTATTCAGAGAGACCGTGCCGCCCGAGGCACTGAGCGAAACGCTGCTGTTGAGAACACTGGACGGCGCATTGCTGGCGTCAGTCTTGATGGCCCCGATACCCACAGGGGTGACGCTACCGGACGCGGACGGACCTCCCGACGTGGACAGCGAGCCGTCAGCGTTTACCGTCAGGTTGATCTGTGCGTTGCTGACCGTAGTACCGTTGCCCGCGCCGATGCCGCCCAGTTGACCGGAACTGTTGATCCCGATATTGCTGTTCGCCACCGCCGTACCGTTGCCGGTTCCGATGCCACTGATGTTGCCGCCGGACACCGAGATGTTGTTGTTCATGATGGCGCTGTCGGCGGGCTGCGACGAAATGTTGCCACCCCACGTTGCGCCGTAGGTCGCATTTGCGTCGCCCGTGTAGCCAATGTCGATCAGAGAGGTAGCGCCGCGATTGGCTCCGCTCACGACGAGCGCCCCGGCTTCCGTAATTTGGAAACTGGTGTCGCACCATGCGTTCGTGTCGCTGCCTACCGAACCCGCGTAGCACTCCGCGCCGTTGCCCTCTCCGCAGCCGCCGATGCCGATCAGGATGTAGGCGCCGCGATACTGGAAAGCCGCTGAACCCCAAACAGTCCGCGAAGCGCCGTTGCGGTACATAGCTGCCGGCAGGTTGCCCAGCATGCGGTTTCCTGACGGTTCGTCGTACGTGAAGACCACGCAAATGTGGTTGTTGTCGATCCCATTCAGCGCCGCTGCCATTGCGTTGCATTCTCCCGTGGGGCCGAGCGCGCCGGATAGCGGGTTGAACGTGCCCAGGTCCGTGACGGCCTTGGTCGTGCGGTGAATCTTCACGACGCGGTACATGGCGCCGCCCGTGGCAAGGTCGGTCCCTGTGTCAGCGTCTCGCAGAACGGAGCCGATGATGTGCGACGTAGAGCCGAGGCCGTAGGCGCCGACGCGATACGTGCGCGGCTTGCCGCCGACAGCCGACCATTGGTTGGAGGACATCGGACCAAACTGGATGTTCGTGGCCTTGCCGCCTACCGTGTCAAATGATGAGTCCAAGTACAGCGGTGCGCTGCTAACCCACGGAACGGTGAACAGAACTGCGCCGTTGCGCATGAAGCGGACGTTCGTACCGTCGTAGGTCACAGCGAGCTGATCCCCCGCCGAGAAGGTGCCGATAGCGGCGCCCCCGTTCAGGACGGCGCCGTTGCTGAAGGCTAGGAGCGACGTACCACTGTTGTAGAGCCACCAATCGACAGTGTCGTAGCTGCTGTTGGCAACTGGGTCCGAGTTCAGCCCGATCCCGAAGCTGTATGACGGGTTGGGGTGAATCCAGGAAACGTACGCGCCGCCCGAGTAGCTGTCTTGGGAGTAAACCGCGGCGTTCCACCCGCCCCCGCCAGACACCTTCGTGACCGTGCTGCCCTCGATAGACATATTCGCGTGGTTGATCAGCTTTACCCCGGCCGCAGCGTTCAAGTCGCCTGCGTAACCGATGCCGCGGATCGTTACCTGACCGCCACCCGCGTTATTGAGCGTGCCATCTGCGTTGACCGACACCGCGGTATTCAAGACCGAGTTGGCCTCGAAGTATTCACGTAGAGACGGCTCCGTGCCGTCAACCACGTTGACCATAGGACGGCCGAAGAGCTGGGTTGCGTTCGCCCCGGCGTAGAACTGGTACGCACGGTGGCTGGTAGCACCGGTAGAGCTTTGGTTCCAGTTGTTCCCGGTGGCAACGAACAGACCCGTCTTGCAATCGATGATGCCAGCGCCCGAATTGCTGTTGTTCACGCTGCCGTACGGGAACACGTACCCGACCATCAGGTACCAACGGTCGGTGCTCATCGAGTTGCGACCGTACGCGATGAAGTACGGGTTGCCGTCTACTGTCGTCGAGTTCAGACCGCACACGCTGTTCGTGCCCCAGTAGACGGAGCCACCAAGTCCCGTATCTCGCACACGAACAGGAACTACGAACCGGTACGTCTTGCTCGGGTCGAGACCGGACAGGCTCGCATTCCAGCCCCCGCCTGAGTTTCCGTCGCCTGTGGCTTCTCGGCAGTACCAAACGATGTCGCTGCCACCGCGAGGACCGGTGCCGCCCACGTCATTCGTGGCGTAAATGATGTTCTCCTCTCCGTTCTGACTCCAGGGGATGGTCGCCCCGCGCTTCCACCATGACACGTCGATCATGTTGTTCTTGATCGCGTCGTCGGCCGGGCGGTCGGCAACGCCTGCCCAGTTTGCGGTAGTACCGAGGTTGCCGATGGCGTCCAGTGTTTTGGCGTCCGACCACATAGACGCCGCGATGATGCCTGGGGCGGTCCCTGGTGCGCCAGTATCCGGTGCGCCGCTTTCCACTGTGCCAATAATGAACGTGCTGGCAGTCGGGGTGAACGCTGTCCAAGCACTGTTGTTGTCGTACTCCCAGCCGGCGGAGGATTTCCGCGCAGCAACGTAGGGGTAGCCTGCTGACCCTCCCGCAATCGTGAATAGCGATAGGGAGGTATCCCACACGATCCAGCCGGAGAACGGACCCTGACTACCGTAGAGGAGGCCGTTGGGCACCGAGGTAATCAGACCATTGACCAGGATCGTTCCCGGAGCGTCAACGTCAGTCCCGGACTGGCTGCGGCCGTGAATCCAGCATTCGTTCCAGTTGAGCGTGCCCGCGAAGTCACCGACGTTGCGCTTGATCGCCAACTGCGGGGTCTGCCACGCTGCTGCCGCGTTGATCCGGGCGTAGTCCAGGTTCTGCCCCGAGCTGAAGATGATGTTCCCGGACGCATCCTTGATGGTGAGCAGTCGGGTGTCGATCTGCGCCGCCTGGATGTAGTCGATGAATGCCGACTTGAGGTACAGACCGGCCGGGATAGAAACCCCGTTCACAACGGTGGTCGTCGTGTAGTACACAAAGGGCGCGTACTGGGTATCCGACACGCCGGAGGGCGGCAGGAAGGTGATCGTGTTCGCGCGGAACGCAATGTCAAACCGCGGGCCTTGTCCGGAGCTGTTCGTGCCGCTGATGCCGATACCCCCTACTGCGGCAACGCTGCCCCCGCTGACCAGTGCAACGCGAAGTGCCCATTGGGCGCCGAGGTAGCCGTCTGCATCTACGCGGGCCTGCGATTCAGTCTGTACCAGCGAGTAGGTGTCCGCCCCCGCGTTTGAGCCAACGGAAATGAAATCAATTTCAAAACCGTCCGACGCGTTATCCACGCCTACCTTGCCGAAGTCGATACGAAGGTAGTTGATCGCTGTGGATGTCAGCCAATCGGTGCCGCCAGCGGTGAGAGCGGTCATGTCCCACTCGACGTTGCCCCAGCCGGTAGTGCCGTCCCACACAGGCTCCGTCGCGATCTTGTTGTAGCTCTCGCTCTCGGAGTGGGACTCGTTGCCGTAGTACAGCTTGCCGTGCCACGCCGGAGTACCGATGCGCTTGACCTTCGCGCGAATCTTGTCCGCTTTGCTTCCCGGGAACCGTTCGGCTGTAGCGAGGTCGCGCAGGATCACCGCCTTCCCGCCCGCGTTCGCCATGAGAGTTGCGCTAGAAGCGTTGGCGGTGAACGAACTGAACGATGCCGTGTAGCCCACCCACCCGTTCAGCGAGCCGTTGAAGTTGAACCCGAGGAGGCCGGTGTACGTGCCTCCCGTGCTGTTCGACGTGACCGTCTGCAACCGCTGGTTCACCGAGCCCTCGACAGATGCGTCTGCGGAGATGAGGTTGACTTCTTCCAGGAAGTCATCGGCGAGGTTGTTGAACGTCACGCCCTGGGTGGCGATGTCGATCAGTTGCTGGATGTTGCTCGCCGCGGCCGGGATGTTCTGCACGGCCACATTGGAGAGGTTGCCGGCCTCGTCCTGCGCCCGCACGAAAATCTTCGTGTCGGCGACGAGGTCAGGGATGACGAACACGCTGCGCTGGTTGCCGCCGCCCGACCCCTTGTCCACCGCCGTATCCCACGTCGCGGTGTTCGGGCCGGAGCGAACCAAGATTGCCTTCAGCGGCTGCGAGGTCGTCGGGTCCGGGAAGCGGATGTACGTGCCCTCCAGCGTGCGTTCGACGTTCAGCGTGGGCGTGTCCGGGTTCTGGATCACGAGATCGTAGGTCGCCGTGTGCTTGCTGAAGTTGCCGCTGGTGTCGATGTAGCGCGCCATGATCCGCGTGGTGCCGGACGCACGCCACGTCATCGGCTGCGGTGAGACATCCTTGGTGAACGCCTTGGGCAGCGCGAAGAAGTCGGTGTCAGTTGCGATGCCCAGGCGAATATCGAGCCCCGCGTAATCCGGCGTGTTGGTTGGCGGATTCCAGCGAATTTCCCATCCGCCATTCGTGACCACGGCGGTGAGGCCGGTGACATCCTCCAGGCTGGAGTTCTTGGACTCGACGAGAACCGTACCCTCCAGGCATTTCTGCGAACGCATGCCGGTGGGTGAGACGGCGTAGAGGCGCACGGTGTACGTCTTGCCATCCTTGACCGGCACTAGGTCGGCCTGCGCCCCGTACGAGGTGACGGTGTTCCACGACTGGTCTTCGTCGGTTTTGAAATCAATTTCAAAACGGACGGAACCAATCATCTTTGTCCACGTCGCTTCGATGCGGTAGATCAGGCTACCGTCCGAGGTGATCTGCGGGTCCGGGGAGTACAGGTTGAGCGCGGCCGGCAGCATCGGCTCGCCAGGAGTCGTGTAGCTGTACTTGGTCTCGATGTACCCGCCCGTCTGCTCCACCTGTTCGTACTTGTCCGCAGCAATCTCGATGGCCGAGATAGATACCTCGTCCGGGCGGCCTTCGACCTCTTCGATAGCGAGGACGCGGAAGGGCTTGGACATGCCCATATCGGCCGTGTCCTCGATCACGAAGGTCGTGCGGTCCGGGACATCGCTGACCGGGAAGTTACTCGACGGCACGTTGAGGGTGTAGTTCTCCCCCAGGATCAGCGGCGTGATCTGGATTTCCACAATGCCGCTATACGTCTGGACTTTCATCGTCCGGGCATCGAGCGTGGCGAAGTAGATCGGGTCTCGCAGTTGGATGGTGCTGGCGGTCGCCGACTTGACGCGACCAGTAGTGCCCCAGTCGGCTAGCGGGTCGGCGACCGTGATGGTGTCGAGGAGGCCGCACATCAAGCCTACCCGGGTCGTCGTGAAGTTGACCGTCGCGATTTCCTTGGTAGCAGTGACGAAGCGGTAGTTAGCCCGCCGCACTGCCTCCCAGGAGTCGGTGCAACCCACGGCGATGAAGTCGAACGGGACGCGACCGAACTTCGTGATTTCCGCGGTGTTGTCGATGGTGGCAGGGCGCCAGTCTTGCTCCCAGCCGAGGTCCGGGTTCACGAATGCGACCTGGATATCGTTGTACCGAGTGGTGGGGTCGGAGAAGGTGTAGCCGAAGCCGGCCGGTGTCACGTTCTCCGGGGTAAAGACGTGCTTTGACGCGCGAGGACGATCCGAGCGCAGGATGATGGACCCGTTGCCGTCGTCGTCGAGAACCGCGTTAAACGACCCTGCGACATAGCGCAGCATCTCCATGCCGTCGCGAGCTTCTGTGATCCAGTCGTTGTAGGTGAAGCGCGGTTGCGTGCCGCCTTCGCCTCGGCCGTCCGGGACCATCTCGTCGCACCACTTGGCCTCGGCGTAGAACTCGTACCGGTTGGCAGTGGCGTTCTTGAAGTAGCGCGCGAGACCGTACCGCTCGTTCGTGATCAGCTCGTACAAAATCCAGACCGGGTTGTTCGTCCAGGTCATCTTGAACGTGCCGTTCCACGGAGTCGCGCCGTCGTCGTACGTCCGACTGACCGGGTTGTAGTTCGTCGGCACCTTGACGATGATCCCGTCGAAGACGCCAGAGAACTCCGGCACTTGCGTGAACTGGTTGGACGCCTTGCCGTAGATGTGCATGAATGCCACATCGTCGAACTGCTGCTCCCCGAGGCGAACAACCTGGAAAGACTCCCAGGTGAGGGCCGCGACATTCTCGTCCACGCCCTGCACGCCGTCCGGGCTGATCTTCGTGACGCGGATGTCGTAGTCCACGTTCGCGATGTCCACCGGGATGATGAAGTCCTTCACGTAGCCCGTGGCGGTCTTGCCGTAGACGGTCGTGACCGATTCGTCGTTGTAGTTCTTCCACGTGGTCTGCGTGGACTTGCGGTACTCGATGCGGAACTGAGCTTCCGAGTTGTACTGGCCCTCCGTCGTCGTCTTGACCAGATAGTCGAACTTGATCCGGACTTCCAGTTGGTTGAAGCTGTTCCGTTGGATGGCCGGCGTAGTCCGCGTCACCGAGACGTTGTGCGCAAGTTGAATGCCCACGGGAACGTTGGCCGATGTGCCACCGAGCTTCAGTTCAATGGTCCCGTCAGTGTCCGCGCCGGGGTAGAGCATCGCCGCGAAGTCAGAGAAATTCGCGTCCCCCGTGGCGCTGACCGCCGCGGTGTTGTCTGCGAAGAAGTTCTCCAGGACGTAGTTCTCGTAGACGTGCCCCTTGATCGGACCTTCACTGATCGCCAAGACCAGCTCGAAGTAGTCCTGAGACAAGAGGTTGTCCGCCGTGCGTACCGGCTCCTGGGAGTCCCCACCGCCCCCCGCGCCGATGATGAAACCAGGAGGTGCCTTCCGTGTCGTGCTCATCTTTGTACCTTTTGAAATTGATTTCAACTTAGCTGTTTTCTTCGTCGATGATCGTGTCTTCGTACGTGTAGTCACTCCCACTGACGGAGCCGGAAGACCAGCCGACATTCGGGTCTGCCCCTCCGCTGTAGCCATCGTCGTACGACCCCTCGAACAGCGACGGTTGGTACAGATTCGTCGCCGAGACGTTGAACGTCAGGATGTGCCCCCACACGCGTCGGCGCCCGAAGAGCAACGGGATGCGAGTGCCGATCTTTGTGGTGTTCTTGTTGGCCGGCAGGTAGGCGGAGCGCGCATCCGTCTCGGTCTGTCGTCGCACCTCCGGCTGCGGCATCAGAGCCTGTACCAAGCCCGAGACCAGCAACGCCACACCGACTCGCACCAACGTACCGGATCGGTCGAACAGAACGCCCACGATGATCAGGATGATGCCGAGGATGATCTGGAAAACGCCCCGTCCGCCCGCGCCGAAAGCCACTGGCGTTACGACGATGCGCTCAACCGCCGTGGGTTGGTACAGGGAGTCCCGTGACGGGAACTGCTGCAAGGCAAAGGCGTGGCGGTCGCCGTCCTCTTCACGGAACCCCGGACGCCCGTTGAGACCACTGATCGCCTCCGCGGCAGTCGCGGCTTCAAGCCAGATGCCATCCGGGTATTGCAAGGCCAGGGGGCCGGACTCAAACACAATCTGCTTCATGGAGCATCACCATTTTGTTGCGAACGACGAAGGACCGGACACGTGTCTCGGTAACGATGTAGTTGACCCACTCAGGGTGGAGAAGGAACGCCGCGTAGTCCGTCGCGGACAGATTGACGTTGTTGGCCGGGTGCGTATGCCACATGGCTACGGCCCGTGTCCGGTAGGGGTCGATGTCCGCCTCTGCAACCATGAAAGCCAGATGCGGCTCCGGGCTGAGGTTCTTCAGCTCGACTACCTCCCCATCGTCAAGGATCAGTCCGACCCTCTCCCGTTGAGGAGTCCAGTATGCCAGGAGCTTTTTGGGAGAGTCGGCGTTTTGCATAGTTAGGCAGGATGTCGAAGAGTTGAACCGCGTTTCTGCCGACGTAGGCTGCGTTCAGTGCTGCTACGTCGGGGTGCCGTACCACGGCCATGAGACGACGGGACCAGGGGCCGGCGATGTAGTCCTCGCAGGACGGCTTGTCGTAGAGGTGGTGAAGGAACGTGCCGTTACCGACGAACACCGCTACGTGGTTGATCATCTGCTCGCCGCGCATCCAGGGGCGACGTACGGTGAACATCAGGCCGTCGCCCACCTCAAGAAGACTGGGGGCGACATCCACGACCTTGAAATCGCTGTCCCGTAAGAAAGGGGCGATCAGGTCGATGCCTTCGCTGAAGAACGACGATGACCGGGCGTAGTTCGGTAGCTCGATGTCGTAGTTGTCCAGATAGAACTGTCGGCATAGGCCGTAGCAGTCTTTGTCCCCGTCGTCGTACGCGAGGTTGATCAGATGCTTGTACCGGTCGTAATTGCTCATCAGATGCTCACTGATGGGAACTTGGGTGGAACGAATGCCCGCCCCGGGAGGACGAACGACTGGCCGTCGAGTGCGGAACGCAGCTCCAGGATGATGGCTGGGTTGCTGAGTTGCAAGATGCGACCGACACGCCACGTGTTCAGGATGAACGAATTCTCGTTCGCGTCCAAGTGCTCTTTGAGGACGCGGTAGCGCTTGACGATTGCCCCGTCCATCCAGCCCTGGTGCCCGTACCGAGTGAACTCACCGTTCGGGTTGAACAGGGAAAACTTCGGCCGCGAGAGTTCGCTGCTCGAATCACGACGGTAGTCGGAGAGGGCGACGCCGTACGACTCCCAGTTAGTGCCCTGCCAGTTGACGGTGTTTTTAGAGGATAGGTAGAGGTTGACGACTGCGTGCCCCTCCGGGCTCATGATCAATTGGAAAAGCTCGATATAGCCATCGGCTTCGAGCTTCAGCGCCTCTTGATCGTGTACCGCGGCGAGTGACGAGTCGCCTTGTGCATTCAGACTCATGGGTGCTCCAGGAGGACAACGGAAAACGCCTCAAGCCAGCCGGATTGGCCGTCCACTTTCTTGGGGGTCTTGAGCGGTTCCTTGAACGTGCAGACCAGCATGCCGTACTGCGGGTGTTCGTAGTTAAACCGCTTCGCCATCCGGTGGAACAGGTAGAACTGCTCCAGTCGGTAAAAGTTCCTTTTGGGGTTGGTGGTCACGTCCGGGGCATTGTTCACCAAGTCCCAGTAGTTGATCATCCCCGCAAAGTTCAGGGTAATGGTCCGCTGGTCTGGCGCAACGGGCGCAGACGTGAAGGTGTAGGAGCGCCCGAGCTGGACTGAATCCCCTGACTGGGGGTACTCAGTGGTCGGGCTGTGAAAGTCGAAATCGAACAGTTCCATTTACTTGCCCATTTGAACGGATTGAATCAGCTTCTTGATGGAGCCGCCACGCGAGATATTGTCCGACACGACTAGGACGATATCGCTCGGCGTGACGCTCGGCTTCTGATCTTCGGTCACGATCCACACATTCACCGTGCCTGAGCCGCTGGCACCCTCGCCGGTCCCCTTGCCGATGTTGTTGCGATGGCGCGGGTCGTCCGCCGTCAACATCTCTTCGCCCTTCATTGCCACGATGGGGACTTCATTCGGCTTGAGACCGATGACGCCGCCCGTGTGGTACCGCGCCGCGTCGTTGAAGATTGCAGGGGCCACCATCCGCTGTTGCAGGTACGGACTGCCGATGACGCCGCCCGTGTGAGCAATCGCGCTGAGGACACTGCCGGCACTACTGCTAGCGTCAGACGAAGCACTCGACGTGAAGATGGCAGAAATGAGGCTGGTGAACGAGGTACCCAAGAACGAGAGCAGCGTACCAATCCAACGCACGAACGAATTGTCCGAGTTCTGGAAGTAGTTGCCGATGTTCGCGCCCAGATTCTCGAAGAAGCCGCCTGTCTGCGCCGTACCCTCCGCGACGGTTTCCGCGATGTCCTTACCGCCTTCGCTGGCCTGCTTCACGAAGTAGGGATTGGCCGAAGAGCCGTCCGCCTTTGAGCCCACGCCCAGTGCGTCCGTAATCGCCCCGCCGATACCGCCCTTTCCGCCAACACCGCCGATGGTCTTGAAGATTTCGTCACCGATGCTCTTCGTCGCTTGCGTCAGAACTTGGTTGCCCACGACCTGAGCCAAGCTGGACAAGCCGGCACGGATGCCGTCGATGCCGCCCTTCATTTTCACGATCACATCTGCGAACTGCGTAGACAGGTCGCGGTTGATCGTGCGGGCCGTGTTTCCGACTTCAAGGTTCAGGCCAACGATGCTTTGCTTGAACCCCGTGACCTGATCTTGCAGGCTCTTGAATGCGGAAGAGCCGCGAACCTGCACGTCGGTGATGCCGTCGAGGAACGTTTGCAGTTCATCGGCGAGTTCCACCATCTTGGGGGTCGTAGAGGTGATGCTGTCGTCCACCGCCTTCGCTGCCTCCGCAGAAGACAGGATGCCCGCGGTCTGCTGGTCGGCGATGTCCTGCTTCGCCTTGTTGACCTTATTCATGAGGTCGGCCAGCTTGTTGCCGGTAGCAGTCACTGCGGCGCTGGCGGCGTCCGTGACAGAGCTGCGATCCAGGTTTTGCGCAAGCGCTTCCTGGCCCTCCGTCTTGAGTTTGTTCAGCCGGTCCTTCTGTGCCGCACGGAGCGAATCCAGAGTCTGCGTGAAGACCTGAACCGTGTCGGCCGGAATGAGACCCTGCTGATTGAGCTTGGCCTGCTCGCTCAGGGTAGCTTCGGTGAACTGCTTGTTCGCCCGCGTGATGTCGCGGTCGGTGTCGTCCTGGATGCCTTTCTTGCGCTCTTGCAGAACTGCGATGTCTCCGTTGAGACGCGCACGCTCTGCCTCGGCCCGCTTCTTCTCAGCCGCGTCCGCCCCCGGCTTGGCCGCCTCGAAGTTCACCGCCGTGATGTCCAACTGACGTTGCTTGATCTCTGCGTCGATGGCCTTGAGTTGCAGTTCCTTGCGAGCGTCGTAGTAGTTCTTGATCGTGACTAGGCCACGGTCGTACGCCTCATCTGCAATTGATTGCAACTGACGGTAGCCCTCTTGGGCCAGGTTCGCCTCCGCCGCGTTTTGGGCCTTGGCAAGTTCCAGTTCCGCACGGCGAAGACGACGAGCAAGCGACTCCTGCCCTGTGACCTTCGGATTGAAGCTGTCCTTGCCGGTCGTAGCAGGAGCGGGCTTGGGGGCTCGCGTGCCAGTTAGATTGCTCGCGTCAGCGTTCTTGATGGCCGCGAGGATCGTAGGCACAGACGAGATGTCCCGATCAAAGAACCGCTTCAGGTTCTTCAACGAGTTCAGCGCGTTCTCAGACAGGCCGGGCAATGCGAGCAAGCCCTTCAGCTCTTCGTCGAAGGCCGCACGGATGGCTTCCATCGCCCCGCTGTTCGCTGCGGCTTCCTCCTTCAGCCGGGTAATGCGAGCGTCGATGACGGCGATGTCGGCCTTGTCCTTGCCCTGTTTATCCGAAGAAAGTTTGGCGGTTTCGTCCCGCGCGTTCTTCACGGCGTCCGACAGGCTTGCGTACTTGGAGATGTACTTCTCGAAGAGACTCGCGCTCTCGGGCGTGAACTGGCTCTGCACTACTTCGTTGAACGACTTCGCGTCGGCCGACACCTGTTGGTAGTTGACCGAAATGCCAGCCTGCTTCTGCTTGAGGTCTTCCGCCGCCTTCGTAGCGTCTTGGTAGGACTTGGCAGCGGCTGTGGCCGCCCCCGAGAGCGTGTCCAGAAGACGCTGCTCTTCGATATTGGCCTTGCGGTTGCCCTGCGAAGCGGTGCGCTTGTCCAGGATGTCCTGGAATTTCAGAACCTCCTGCTTGGTGCGCTCCATTGCCTGCCGGGCCGCCTCAACCTCGGTAGCCGCCTTTGCCGCCGCGTTGGCGTTCATGGCGTCGAAGGTCTGCTGGCTCTCGGCCAGTGCGGCTTGAATGGCCTGCCCTGCCTTCAGGAACTGATCCTGCGCGGATTGGCGTTGCGAGTCCGGGGCGTTCGGGTCCGCCGCCGTGTTCGCCAAGTTCTCGATGGACTGCTTCACTTCCGCGCCGCTGCGGCCACGGCGGAGGTCGTCGTACGCCTTCGTAGCGTCAAGCGCGGCCTGGGCCTCCTGGCGCAGCTTTTCGGCGTGCTGCTCCGCGGCCAGTGCTGCTTGCGCCTTTTCCTTGGAGACGAGACCCAGCTTCTCCGCCATGTCTTTGAACAGACTGGTGAGGGGCTTCAGGATGCCGAGCGCGTCGGCCAGCGTGTAGATGAGCGTGATCCAGCCAAAGGCGCTCAGGGCGATTCGGCCGAGGAACCCGATGGCGGTAGCCAAGGTACCCAACACGCCGATTGCAGCGCGCCACACAAGGCCCATGCGAGCCCAGAGGACCGAGATGATGCCGAGCTGACCGCCCTGCGCTGCGAGCGCAGCATTGGTAGTAGCCAGGGCGGCCGATGCCTGCTGGGCCGTGCTGAGAGTTGCCGCCGCGGCTGCTGCGCCGGCTGCTGTGTTGCCTGCGGTGGACGTGACCGAGTTGAACCGTGCGTTGGCAGCGTCATAGCGTGCCTGGGCTGCGTTCTGCGCTGCGGTGGCTGCGTTGACGGCTGCGGTCGCCCCCGCGGCTTCTGCTGCTTCACGACGTGCCCAGTAGGCTTGTACGCCACGTAGGCGACGTTGGAAGCCGGCCTCCTCTTCCGCCAGTGCCGTGTCGCGGTCGCGCTTCGCTTGGGTGAGGCCGACGCGCGTACCAGTAGCAGCGATCTCTTGCCGCCGCGTTTCAAACTCAGTAACGATGGCCGCCCGGCGCGCTTCGCTCTCCGCGGTGATCTGCTGGATTCGCTGGGCCTTCTGCTGCTCGATGGCGAACAGGGCGTCCGCCGCCTTCTGCATTTCCTGACGTGCGTTGTTCTGGGCGCTGTTCAGTCCCAGACCCGCCCCGCGCAAGTCACGCGATGCTGGCGCTTCCGCGAGTGCAGCACGACTGGCTGCGGCCTGGGCTGCGGTCGCCTTCGCGGATGCCGCGGCGACTTCGGCGTCGATTGCGATCTGGGCACGCTTCGCTTCGCCCGTACGCTTGATCTCGTCGTACAGCTCCTTGTAGCCCAGCTTCTCGGAGAACCAAGAGCCGGAGAACTTCTTCGTACTGGCCGCTTGTGCCGCTGCGTTGATCCCGTCCGCCGCTGCCGCAGAGTCTTTTGAAATTGATTTCAAACCGGACGAGAGGCCGAGGAATCGAGCCGTAACCCCGGCCAGGACTTCGACCAGCTTGAAGCCGATGAACGCCTGGATGAGCGGGAGGAAGTTCGTCCAGACGATGCCTAGCTGCGCAACGCCGCTGATGAACTTGTCGATGAGGCCCAGGGTCTGCCCGACCGCCTTACCTACCGCGTTGAGGAAGCTACGGAATTCCGCGGACTTGAGACCGTCTTGCAGGCGCTTCAAGTAGCCGACCAACGGACCCAGCAACTGTGAGCTGGCTTCGATGCCCGCGTCGATCAGTGTGTTGAGTGTGATCTTGGCTTGCGCCGCGACCGTGTTCAGGACGGTGGCCTGTTCCTGGATGGCCGAGAACCCTTGCGCGCCCTTCTGTGCGTTGGCGAAGTTCCGATCCAGAACAACGTTGGCACTGTCCTGCACGAGCTTGTTGACCAGCGCCCCGATCCGGCCGCCGCCGAACATCTTGACGATGACGTTCTGCTGATCCACCGCGTTGAGCTTGCGGATGCCCTCCAGGACATGCTTGAACGCCTTGAGGCCATCCGTATCCAGTTCCGCGAGCCACTTCTGCGTAGCGTTCGTCGTCGTGCCGTAGAGCAAGCGGCCGAAGTCCACTGCCTTCTGGTTGAGCGACGAGAACACTTTGGCGAAGGCCGTACCGACAACTTCGGGCGATTGGCCGAAGTCGATACCGGTGGCAGCGAGCGAGATCGACTGCTGTAGGTTCAACCGCCCCGCGGCGTCGCCGATTCGCTTCACAACGTCCAGAAGCTCGGCGCCCTTGGCCGTGGAGTTGTTCGACACTTCGTTGAAGGTAGAGACGGCTGTCTCGATTTCCTTCAGCGGAATCTTGAACACGTTGACGATCTTGCCGATACCGCTCGCCGCTTCCTCCGCGGTGATATCCAGCACGGACGACATCCGAGCGACGGACTCGGTGAAGGCCACGACGCCCGCGACACCTTCTCGGCCCAGGCCCTGCTGGCCCGCGGCAGCGGCAATCTTCGCGAGGTCGTTGGCAGCAACGTCAACCGTCGTGGAGAGCCGCAGAATCTCCCGATTCAACTGCTCCATTTCGGTAGCGGTGAAGTTGGTTGTCTTGCGAACGTTTGCGAGTTCGCGTTCCAACTGCACCGCGGCCACGATAGGCGCCGACGTGATCTTGAGGGCAGCGATGCCCGCGCCGACCGCGCCGACGAACCGAATCAGTCGCGACTCGATCTGATTGAGGGCCGGGGAAAGATCGTCCTTTCCCCGGATGTTGACTTCTAGATCACTGTTCTGAGTTCCCACCGAAACCTCCGCTTGTGGCTGCTGCGAGGAGGTTCAGGTGCTCTTGAAGGGCTTTGCCACCCTTCTTGGAGAACATGCCCGCGGCAACCGCGGACAAGTCGGACACGAATGCGGTTCGTTCCCTCGCCTCTACCTGCTCAACAGCATCCAAAGTAGCTACGAATCTATCGAGTGGCATGCACCCGATCTCTTGTCGCCGGTACCCGAACCTGACCAGCTTTGCGACTGACTGATTTAACCAAACCCCCCAGGGGATTGCTATTGACTCGCCGCCAGTTTCTGGACGGCGCGGCCGAGGGATGCCTTGATCGCCATCGGCAAGTTCCGGGAAAAAAAATCGTAGTTCACCTCGAAGATCGTGAACGCCAGGGCGATACCGTCCGGGAGTTCCATCGTGACGAATTCCGATTCCTTCACCGTCGTCATGGCTGCGACGATCTTTGGCAGGACATCGTAGGTGGCCTGGAAAATCGTGGTGACGAGGCCCGCGCGACCGTAGACCTGTTCAACGATGGTCACGAGGTCTACGCCCGCCCACGTGCCGTCCGCTTTGGCCTTCTGCTCCTGGATGAGCTGGATCAAGACCACGAGGTCTTCTCGGCTCATGTGGGAGACGAGGGAGTTGAAGAAGGCGAGCAACAGGCCCAGATGCTGGACTTGCCCTTTCTTCACGACGATCTCACGACCATCGCTGAGGGTCAGAGGATTCTCGGCAGTGCCGAAGAGAACGTCCGCCGCCGCGACGAGGGTCTGAGCCTCGGCAGGTGCGGTGGCGGAGGAGGCCGCTTGTGCGGCGGCCTTTGCGACAGTCTTAGCTGCCGGACGACGAGGAGCTTTGTTCATCGGTTGTACCCGTGGAGGTGGCGGCCTCCGCAGGCACGGAGCCGGGACTTGCGAACTTGGCCGCCTTCTGCCGCTCCAACCATCGGGCGGTGTCAATGCCGGCGACCTTGAACGGTTCATCCGGGGCGTAGTCTACGTCACCGACAGTGACCTTGGTCACTGCAACCATGTCGAACTCCTGCTGCGCCAAGGCAGCGGCTGCTTCGGCCTTCACGGAGCCCTCCGAAGCCGTGACGGTGGCGGTTGTTGCGGTCGAGCCGACCGGGCGAGCTACGGGCTTGTTCATTCAGTTCTCCAAAAAGAAAAAGGGGCCAATAGGCCCCTTGGGTTGCTGGCAGAACCAGTTTAGCTCATGCGCTTCTCGCGGAAGTATTGCGAGAGGCCGCCGCCGGTGATGGTCAGGTCCGGCAGGATGTTGCCGTTGAACTCGCCGGAACCGAACTCCTCGTTGATGAATTCCAGGCCGGTCAGCGGGTCCATTGCGGCGCGCGGGATTTCGATCAGGCGCAGCGTGCCATCGACCGTGTTCAGGCCCTCGAAGCGCAGGAACTTCTCGGGAGCCGTGCCCTGGGTGAAGGACTCGATCTTGTCGTAGGCAGCGTAGCTGTAGTCCACGGTCACGGCGTCGCCATCGGTCAGGTCGGCGGCAGCGGTCTTGATGTAGATCGTGCCGAAGCCAGCGTCGTAGTCGTAGTTCGTGGATTCGTTGATCGCGGTGCCGGCCTTCTTCAGCACGATGGCCGAAACCTTCGGGTGCTTCAGCGGGATCGCGTAGCCCTTCTTCACGATGTGGGTCTCGCCGGTCACGGTGCCGAGGGCGACGGTGGACTGGGTGCCGTAGAGGCCGAGGGTCAGCAGTTCGAGCTTCAGGGACTCGGCCGTGAACTTGAACGTCGCATTGCGTTCCTGGATCACGGTCTGGTCAACGCCGCGCGAACCGGACATCGACTCCTTGTGCTCGAATTTCTGGACGGCGATGTCGAGCGTCAGCGACGTGACGTTGCCGACGAACAGCACGTTGTCGAGCTGGCCGGTGGACGAGTTGCGGTCGCCGATACCCAGGCGGCCTTGGCCCGAGTAGTAGTACGAGGTCGGAATGGGACGGGACTGTGCCATGTTGGAATCTCCAGAGTGAACGTTTGGGGTTTACGCCTGCTGCGGACCAGAGGTCAACGGCAGGTTTGCTTGCCACACCTGAGTGTAGTACAGCATGTTGTCGGTTGATTGATCCGGGTGGGGCTGCTCGGACATGAAATTCCAGCGCCGCGCCGTGAGATCGCCACCCAACGATGAACCGTGAATCGAACGACTGAGAACCGCAAGCAGCTTCGTCGCGTTGTACCGCTCTTCGCAATCCTGCCCGGTGGGTACTGCGAGTATCACTAGGAAGGAGTAGGCGAGCATCTTAGCAGCCCGGCTTCCGTCGTTCGTGGGCGACCTTCCCGATTTGAAATCAATTTCAATTTCGGCCCACTTGCGTCCGTTGTAGGAGACGCCAACGCCAATGCTGCCCCCGAGACTGTCTGCCGTCTTCCGCTCCAGGTCGTCGAGGTCGAAGACGCCCGCGGCGAGATGGCTAACGTTTGCTGCGGTGAACGCCGCGGTTGCCTTCTGGATCAGGTCGGCCTCCATCGTGGCGATGTGGTCGGGGTCATCCTGGAAAGGAGGGCCAGGGAGGAATGAGATTTCTGCCATGTTCAGTCTTCCATTTTTGCTGCGACTCGACGGAGGAGTCCGTCCACTGCTTTGACATCCGCCGCGCCAACGCCAAGGATACGGCGTTGCGGCAGGCCGCGCTTCTTGTTGCCGTAGCTATGGGCACGCGCCTTCAGTTGAAGGTGCTCACCGCCGACGAAGCCGATGCGAACGCCCGCGCCTGTGTTGACTGCGAATATGCCGCCCAGCGCGCCTTTGATGGCTCGGATGGAGTCTCGCAGTTCGTTCGTCTGGGAGAGGATTTTCCGGCCTGGGATGCCGCCCGCGCGACGGCGACGAGCCAGCGTGGTAGCCGCGAGCGGGGTCCACATCTTGCCGTCTGGGTCTTGCTGCTTCTCGAAGCGATCCTTTGCGCGACGCACGAGGAGATCGCTGATTTGGTCGGTGAGTACGGGCAAAGAAAAAGCCGCACGAATCGTGGCGATCCGGCGGCCTAGTTTCTGCACCCCGCCGACGTAGCGGGTGTCTTCCATCAGGAGACCTTTTCAGATTTGATGGCCCAGAGAACCCGGGCGCGAGGACGAAGGAACCGGCCGTAGATGCGGTGCCGTAGATCGTCCTGAACTGCTTGGTGCAGAGCGACGAGGCCGCCGCGCCACTTCTCCGGGAGCGAAGGAGTCTGCTGGACGATGCGACGTGCGACGACGAGAGCATCTACGACAGCGCCTTGAATCCAATCCGGGACATCGAGTGCCAGTCGGTAGTCCGGGTTGGTGTCGCTGTCCTCGTCCACCTTGAAGCCAGCGGCGTACTCGGCGGTGATGTATGCGCCGTCCCAGTTGTAGGACGTGTACTGCACTGTGCCGTACTCGTTGTTGACGAGTGCGTCCACTGGGTCGGTGACATTCATCGTCACATCGCCATCGATAAAGCCGTAGCTGAGGCGAAACGGGTAGGCCGGTTCGTACATCCCGCGAGGCGCCTTGAAGGTGTCGCGATACGTGGCGTATTCGAGGCCGGGCATGTCGAGGAGCGCTGCAACCTTGGGGGTCAGCAAACGAATCTGTTCCTTGAGCACATCCTGCCCCGCCGTCTGCGTAGGAGCGCACTTGATATCTATCGCCAAGAGCGCCTTTGCGGGGTCGATCAGAAGCATGGCCTACCCTTCCGCTTTAGCTGCGCTGCGACTTGCGGACGGCGGGACCGGTGCGCTTCACCGCGGGCGTGGTCTTGGTGACCGTCGTGTCCGTCTTGGTGTCGGCGTCAGTGTCCGCGTCGGGCTTCTTGGCACGGGCCTTGACGGCTTCGGTGTCGGCGCCGGTGAACAGATTGCCGAAGTAGTCCACCGCATCTTCGATGAAGACGGCGATTTCCTCGTTCGTCATCACCTCGGGGAGTTCGGCCAGCTTGGCGTCAAGTTCTTCACGGGTAGGCGGGCGTTGGTCGTCGTCCGTGCCGCCCGCTTCTTCCACGGAGCCGGTGCGCTCGATCTTGGTCACGTCTTCCGGCGTCACCTTGCCTTGGGCGGGTTCGTCGTCGGTGTAGATCGGGTTGCGCGCCGCGGCTTCGATGGAGTCGGTGTCACGCGGGTTCTGCTCGACGACGCGCTGGACGTTCAGTGCCGTGAAGTCGAGATCGACCTTGGCGGGTTCCGGGTCCAGTTCGGTGAAGAACGGGATGTCGAGGCCGTCCGAGTCGCTGAAGCGCGCCAGCGTCAGGAGGTATTCGGCAACCGCCGCCGAGACGCGCAGCGTGTTGTGCTTGCGGGTGATGACGTTGTGGGTGTGGGTCGGCGAGTTGTAGGTCTCGATACCCGTCTGCTTCAGAGTCTTCATGTGAACCTCATTTGAAATTGATTTCAACCGGGGCGTTTCCCCGGCTGCGTACTCTACTACGACCACTGATAGCTATGGCTTTGTCCACAGCCGCCTCTAGGTCGGGGTCGAGGTCTTTCAGCCAATCGCGGAAAGCAATACCGCCAATCTCGGTGTTCCAGTTTTGGCACAGGAACCGCCATCTAAGTTCGCCGAGGTTTGCTTCGTTTTCCACAGACCGAAGTCTACCGGCTCGCCGGAGTACAGACGCAAAAAAGCCCCGGGGTCTAGCCGGGGCTTGGAATGCCGCCAGAGGCGGCGAGGAGACAACTGGCGCCGATCAGATGTTGATCATCTTCACGGTGGCGTCCACGTCATCCATTTGCAGGCCGACGCGGGCCGTCAGCACGATGACGTATTCGCGGGAACGGATGTCCTTGTCCGTTTCGACGGTGATGTCGCGGCGGATGCCGAAGATCAGGTTCTGCGGGAACGTGACCAGACCGGTCTTGCCGATGTTGTCGTAAGCCAGCGCGGCGACGCCTTCCAGTGTCAGGCCGTGGGCCGTCAGCGGGATGTTGTTTTGCAGCGCCGAGTCGCCGTAGCCGGTCTGGCGTTGCGACACCTTTTGGCGGTACTTGATGGTGTTGGCCATCGAGATATAGCCGCGCATCTGGGGCAGGTACTTCAGGTACGCCTGCGGCAGCGCCAGTTGGGCGTTGGTGAACAGGTCCGGACTGACGCCGGCATTGGCGTTGTCAGTGATGTGGGCACTGGCGCGCTTCATCCAGCCGTTGGCGAGAGCCAGATACGGGTCGGACGAGGCGGTGTCGGCCCACAGAGCCCACTCTTCCAGGTCGAGGGCGGCACGTTGCGCGATGAGGCGCATGATGTGCTCTTCCATCGAACGGCCTTCGATGTTGTCCTCCAGGGCTTCGTAGGGGATGCGGATTTCCGCGATCACTTCCTTCGAGGTCAGGCTGATCTGCGAGGTCGTCGGCTTGGAGCGATCCGCCACACGCAGGTAACGGTCATTGCCGCCAGCGTCCAGGTCGCCGCCGTTGGTCGGCGCGGCCTTCAGGATGCGGGTCTTGAAGCCCAGGCGGTTGATCTTGACTTCCGGCGAGTTCATGCGAACGACGCGGACCTGGGGCAGCATGGTCGGCTGATCCAGGATGTAGTCGATGAACTGGTTCGCCTGTTCGGGCGTCAGCACGCCGCCGTTGGCGGTCAGGTCGGCCAGCGCGAGGTCTGCGCGGTTGACGAGTTCTTGGGACTTGGTGGTCATCTCAGTTCCTTATGGAGTGGCAGGGTGTGGTTGGTGTTGCGATCAGGACTTGCGGCCGAGGGTGCCGCGGAGGCCACCGAAGGCGGAGGCGCCACGCCACACGTCCTTCTGGGTGCCCTTGCCGTCTTCGGCAGCGGGGGTCTCGGTGGCCGCGCCGGTCGTCTCGGTCTTGCCGTCGCCGGTTTCGCTGCGAACCACAGTCGTGCCCTCGATCTTTTCGAGACGTTCAACCACGGGGGCCAGCGCACCCTTGACGGCATCGGCGATGTCGGCACGAGTGATCGTGGCGGCAGCACCTTCGGCCTGGGCGGCGGCACCTTCTCCTTCGGTCTTGCCCGCGCCGGCAGCAGCCGGTTCGGCGGGTTCCTGGCGCTGCGCTTGGGCGGCGTTGCCGGCCTTGATGGCGTCCAGGAGTCGGGTTTCCATCGAGCCCACGGCGGCTTCGAGGTCGGCGCGGGTCACGGTGTCGGTGGGTTGGGGCTGGGCAGCTTGCTTGCCCGCACCGCCTTGAGCGTTCGTGTTCATCTCGGGGTTCTCCAGTTGGGGGTTGGCGGAACGGGCCACCGCGACGAGGACCGTACGCGGGAGGCTGTCCAGGATACCGGTGGCGAAAGTACCGAATTGCTCCAGTGCGTTCGACATCAGCATTTTGCGCTCCGCCAGAGGCAGGGCGGAATATAGCAAAATCGTGCTCAACACGGAGCGAAGCGAGTAGATAGCTTCGTCCATTGCTTCGCTGAACATGGTGTCGGCCAGCTTGGCGTTGAAGTCGAGTTGACCCCAGCCCCAATTGCCGTAGCACGTTTCGTTGATCACGGCGACATAGCCATCCGGGACGGCGCCGACATCGGAGCGGATGACCGTAGCCGTCAGGCCGGGCTCGATCTCGACGCTGCGGGACTCTTCGTCCGCGGGAACCTCGGCGCGCTGGACCGAGTAGCTGACAGCAACACCGTCATCGCCCTTCTCGAATTCCACCTTGCCTTCGATGCCGTTGGCAGTGAGCCAGTCCACGACTTGCTGTTCGGTGAACTGTTCGGCGCGGAAGACGTAGCCGGTGACGGCCAGTGCGCTCTTGGGGTTGGTTGCCGCCGCGTCGTCGGCGCGTTCGACCGTTGCCACCACGCCGTCATCGCTGAGGCGGACGGGGATGGTCTTGGTGTCGTTTGAAATTGATTTCAAATCACCGCGGAGGGCGACGATGGTGTCGTCTTTCCGAGTCACGCTGAAGCCGGTGAGACCGAGACCCTTCATGCGCTCGTTCACGGTGGCGTCGTCGAACGTACCGGGGAAAGTGACGCTCAGGATGGCGCCGGGGTCCGAGCGACGGGTGCGGCGCACGACAGGGGTTTTCATTGGGGCTGCTCCTTGGTTGCCTTGGGTGCCTTGACCGTCCGCCGACCGGACGACCTTGAAGGCCACTTTATTCGCCGGACGGCCGACGAGAGACAGGAAGGCCGGCTTGATGACTTCCATCAGGTTACCTTCTTGTTCCACTGTTGCCATTTCGTCCTCACTCTTCCAAAGTTTCGACAGTATCCGCGGTTTCAATCACCTGGAAGCGGTGATTGTGCCCGTCAGACACTTCCGTAATCGTGTGGGTCGCGATTTTATGGGAGTGCCCGTTCTCGGAACTCGTTGCGCCGGCCAGCGGACGATTTAGCGAATCCAGGGTGATGACGTAGGTGTGAGTGTGGCCGTCGTCCGGGTGGGGCTCGGTACGACCCACGATGGTGCGGTTCTCTTCCGTGGTGTAGAGGACCGGGATCATGTTGACCAGAGCCTCGTAGCTGTAGCCGTTGAGTTCGCCCGCGAGGATGGCTGACCAGATTTCATCGTTGGGTACTTTCATTCCGACGACCCAGCTACCTTCGATGAAATCCGGGTCTCCCGACCGGGCGATGAAACTCTCGACGACGTACACATCCCCGGTCACGTCGGTGCGGTCGTGATCCACATCGATCCCGTAGCCCTGGCGCGCGAACTCGTATGCGAAGTCTTTGATGGCGTCAGGGGTGTAAATGTCCCCGAACGTGTTGACGACGTTGGGGACCAGGACTTCAGCGAAGACGACCCGCTCCCATTCCTTCCCGTCGTCCCGGTGCACTAGGCGCATGCTAGGTGCGTCCATGTTTACTCCTGGCCGTGCTTGGGAGGCTGCACGGTCTCGCCCGTGTTCTCCGTCTGCTTCTGTTGTTCGGTCTTCTGGGCCTGCGCATCGTGGGTCTTCTGCGCCCCCGACGTGAGAACCAACGGTTTGTCCATCCACGGCTCGTAGCCCTTCTCGCCCTTCTTCGGGTACTGCGGCAGTTCCGTTTGCAACAGCGTGTTGGCGACTTGCTGCGCAGAGGCCGGAGTGATAGCGCCCATGATGTTCAGAGCTGTGAGCGTCTTGATGACCATCTCAGGCGACGTGATCGACGGGGTGCGCGAGGTCAGCTTGGCGGTGGTCAGTTGGAGACCGTTGATGCCGTTGACCAAGAGCCGGTTGAGCATGCCGTCCAGCAGAGAACGCTCCGGCGAGAACACCTGTGATTCGGCCACGAAGACCGAGGTGGTGGCCGTAGCGAAGTTCACGTCCTGCGAAAGACCGACGACGACCGGAGGTAGACGGAAGCTGGAGCGCACCTTCGCCATGTTGCCTTCGTCGTACGCCTTGAACAGACCGTCCGACTGACGCTGATCCGACAGCTTCTCCACCTTCAGGTCGATGTTGCCGGACTTGCCGTCCAGTGAGTCGCCTTCGCCGATGGCTTCGAGCAGAAGAATCTTATGTTGCCGTTCCTTGCCGATACCTTCCGAGTTGAGCTGGTTGCTCAGTTCTTGGTAGGACTGCGCAGACAGTCGGCCGTTACCGATCATGAGCAGCATCGGCGGGACGGTGTTGTCCTGGAAGTAGCGCATGTTCACTTCTTCCGCCTCGCGCGATCCGATGATCGACGGGATTTGGTTGATCCAACGCGGGACGCCGTAAGCCTCGACGCTGGGCAGCTTGAAGTGAACGATCTCGGTGGCGAGGTCGCCGTCTTTGTAGCCCGCCTCGCCCTCAAACATGCCGGTACTGCCGTTCATCTTGCGGGGGTCGCCGAACTCCTTGAACCAGCGTGTCTCGCCAGCGGCGATCTGGATGAAACGACGGAAGCGCTTGAACTCGGTCACGCTAGTGACTCGACGACCACGGGTGATGGTGTACGTGACTTCTACCGCCTGGGGGTGCTTCACAGCGAGCCGGGTGTAGACCGCCGATGCGTGACGGAGCAAAGAGATACGGCCGAGTCGGTCACGGATGACTTCCATGAAACCGAAGCCGGCCGTCTCACGGTCGCGGATAACCTCGGACAAGATTTCGACCAGCGACTGATCCACGTTCGGATTGTCGATGAAAGATTGCAGCTCGAAGCTCTCGCCTTCGTTCGCCTCCCGGTCGCGATAGAGCTTGTCTACCTCCCAGCCGGTGAGGACGATGTTCGTCACGTAGGCGTCGATGCACTGAGCAAGCATGTTGCTTTGCTCGCGCAGTTCGTAGAGGCGGGCGACGTTGTACGGGGTCGGCAGGACAAGGGCGCCGTTCGTGGAAAGGACGTAGCCGGTGAACTCGTCGATTGCGCGAACTTGCTTGCTGGTGTTGCCGTCTTCGCGCTTGATGCCAAAGACCGTCGCCCGCGCTGCGCCAGGACGACGACCGCGAACTACCACGGTTTTCTTTTTCATTGTGCTGGTACCTTCCGGTTGTAGATGTAGCCCCGCACACGGAGCCACTCGTTCAGGTCAATCGTTCCGCCGTGGGCTGCGTCCGCTTCGATGGTGAGGCTGCAAATCCAGCTTGTGTGGTTCTTGGCGTGAACCTTGATGACGCCTCGCCTATTGCGGGACAGCGCACGTACCTGACGACGGATTGCGCCCGCGTCGGTGTCATCCGCCATGTTCACCGCGTTAGGGGTATCCACGCCGAACAAACGAATGCGCTGTTTTTTCCACAACTGCTCAATCTTCAGGTCAACCATGGCGACCAAATCGTCGCCAGAAAACACGTCCAAGATTAGGCAGCTATACGTCTCAAGGTCGTCTTTACGCTCGTCCGACATCTCGTTCTCCACAGTTCGCAGAATGATACCCGAGGAGGGCACAAATCTCGGGCGCAAAAAAGGCCGACATCGCTGCCGGCCTGTGTTGAGGTCATTTTGAAATTGATTTCAAACTACTACCCGTTTCCAGTCTGTAGCTGTGAGACCTCTGTCGTCTAGATACACCGCAGTCATTTCCGCGTGTTTGTGTCCCAACAACGTCTGCACTACTTCTGGCGACATACCTTCTGCTATGTAGGTCCGCGCCGATAGGCTGCGAACTTCATGGAGACTAGGCCACTCATATTGTTTGTAGGCGTCTGGCGGAACTACAGCAACTATTTGCTCTCTGAATCTCGCACTTAGCGATGACATCTCAATCGCCCCGCCATTGGCCTTTCGCAAGAGAGTCGGACCATCCGCAGCAATATCCCTACAGTATTCAATTACGTCTTTCAGACTCATGTCTGTCGCCTCTAGGCGCAACGTCAACGGTATAGCTACCCGCGCTCCTACTAGCTTCCTGGCCTTTTTCTGCTGCTCTACTCGTAGGTGCCCATCGACTACGTCAGAGAACTTCATCTTGACTAGGTCCGCCCGCCTCTGACCAGTGGCTAACGCCAGCAATAGCATCGCAGGTACCCATAGCTGAGGCCCCGCGTAAGCCGTAGCAAACATTCGCTGCCATACATCCAGCGTTAGTCGCTTTCGTAGCCCAGGTGCTTTTGGTGCTTTTACGTGAGCCGCTGGGCTTGTCTCGGCCACGCCGTTAGCTATGGCCTCTGCATACACATCCCGTAGCTCGCCCAAGACTCGGACGGCTGTATGCGGTGTGAAGAGTTTTAACTTGCTAGCTACTTCGTGTGGTCGCAGCGCACGCAATGGGCTGATGCCCCAGTTAAATTCAATGTGCTTGATTGCTGCCGCGCGATTCTTCAACGTCTGATCTTTGTACCCTCGCTCACTGATGGCCTTCCGGTACGTCACCAACCACTCTGCCATCGTCGGCCCGGCGTCAACTTCGTTGCTGTTCGCTAACGTGAGACTCTTCAGGGCTTCTTCTAGAAGTCTCTTTAGTTCTTTCTTTTTCATACCGTTCCTGGGTAGTTCTGGATCGAACTCTAAGAACGCGGCACGAAATTACTAACCCCGTATCTGCGCGCCCGCAAACGAGGGGTGCAAAAGAAAAAGCCCGCACTAGGCGGGCTTTATAGATTCCGGTACCTACCGGCAGGGGGTGGGAAT